CAATTCTTTTGCTTTCATAATAATCGTTTTTAAGTGTTAGTAAATAAGCTATTGAACAAACCCAACCCCAAACTATTGCTGGTGTGAGCAGTATTGTTAGTAATATAATCATATCGTTTCAATTAGTTGGTTATAGTATTCTCTACATAGTTCTATTCGTGTTTTTATTTCTTCGATTACTGCCTCATCACGATCAATAACAAACGTTTTAATTCGTTTTTCTTTTGGTATGTGGTCAAAGTTATGCTTTGCCTCTACGAAATCACGAATATCTTGGTTCTCATCTATTGACTGCTGCTTCCAGTGTTCACGCCTTACCTCATCTTCAACTATTTCAAATGGTGTGTTAATCAGGCAGTAACATAGTAAAGAAGTTTGCTTACCTGTTAGCCACATATAGCCCTGTAATTGGTAGAAGTAATCTTTATTCGGTAGCTCATCTTCAAAGAACGGAAATGTAGTAGCATCCCAACTTGATTTAACATCTAAAAGTATTTCAGTGTTAACATCGGGTGTGCCTTTAATCCAATCGTTGCTAAATATCTCTTCGTTTTTATATATGAAACCTATTTCTAAAGTGTCCATTGCTAAATTAATAGCTTCGTCTTCTACGGCATTACCCTTGTCAGTGTACCTACTCCAAAATTCTTTATAAATTCCGTACTTTTCCTGTAGTACAAGTTCCTGTATATAAGTCTTAGTAGTTTGTGACAGTACCTCGCTTTTTAAACGAGGGCGTGTCATAACTTTTCCTAATTGGCTGCATCTTACTTTCATTTTGATATAGCTTTAAGTTGTTCAGCAGTTAAAGTGAAATCACTTTCTAGGTCTTCAATTGAATACTTACCACTTACAATAGCATCTAATGCCTTATCAAATCTTTTAGCGTCTATCGTTGGCTTCTTTGGTTCGTGTTTAACTTGCTCGCCTGAAGCATCGGTGTCTTTGTCAGTTACAAGTCCGCAAATCGAAGATAAAGCGTATCTGCGAAGGTATGTGATAGCACTACCCAATACTTGAAAGTCATTCATTCCCTTCAATTGTACATTCTGAGGTATTGCAGTCTTGCTTTCTATGCTTTCACCGCTTTCACAATGGAATAAAATTGTGATTAATTCAGTGCCATTGATTAACTGAGTAAAACCTAATCCGTTTTTCTTTAGTAATGGATTAATAGTTTCAAAAATCTTAGGCAAATCTGCATAAGTGTAACCGTAACCTTGTGTTGCTTTGTGAATTACAGGTACTTCCTGTTGAAATTCAGCTAAACTTTTAAATAAATTTTTCATAGCGTTTGTTTTTAAATGGTTAATTATCGTCAAATATAATCATATTATTTTAATTGGCAATATTTTTTATCTTTTTTTTATAAATTTCTATAATTTCTTTTAATTCGTCTTTAGTCCACTTCTTTACATCGTGTGCTTTAGCTTGAAGCTTCATTAACCTTTCACCTCCTATTCTCTTTTCAATTCCTATTTGATAATTCAACAAGTTACCGCTTAAAAAAGTGTTGCAGTGTTCACACTGGAGATGGCAGTTATCCTCGTCAAATCTTACTGCTGAATATCCGCCTTGAGAAAAATAATGCCCGCAATTTTTTTTCTTTGGTGGTAAATCACAGCTTATGCAGTTTAAGCCCTCGTCACGCATTCGAATAAACTTATTGAATACTTGTTGGGTAATCTTTAAATAGTCGCTCAGTGTCGTTAAATCGGCTTTCATTTGGCTTTTCTTCTTTGTCCATTGTTTATCGTTTTCAGCTTTTACCCAAACTTTAATACATTCGTCTTTTAGGCAATACTTTTGCAGGAATTTAACAGGCTCAAATTGATTCTTACAATTTTTACATTTCATACATTTTCAAATTTAGTTCTGCTTGTTTAACTTCGTATTTCAATTCAAGGTTTAAGCGTTCAAGCCTGTAAGAAGTTTCAACTTGCATCCTTAACTGCTTTTCCATCTCGTGAATAAAAGCGTATACATCCTCTAGTTCAGTTTGGCTTTCCTGCATAGAATTTATTAAGTCTAATCTATTAGGGTGCTTCTTTATTATTTCGTCTTTTGATATTTCTATCTTAATAATATTTTTCTTAAGAATAGCTTTTTGCTTTAGTAGTTCTAAGTTCATAATTTAAAATGGTAAGTCGTTTAATTTCTTTTCAATCATTGTGATATTCTTTTTTATTTCTTGTTGCTTACAGGCAAATTCTTTTACAAATACACCAAGTGCTGGACTTGTTTGCTCATAATAACTTAACCTTTCTTTGTCAAATAAAATTTCTATCATTCCTATATTTCCATTTGATCGTGGTTTAATTTTATTAAAGTGTATTTCTGCTAAGTTAAGCATTGGGTCTTGCCTGTGTACGGTTATCATACATTTACCACTATTAAACCATTCACTACCACCTTTTAAATCATAAGGTACAGGAGCGTTTCGTTTTCCGTTTTCTTTTTCGGTTAGCTTTGGGTGTATAATCGTGTGCAAATGTAAATTATTATCTTCAGCTATTTGATTCCTGTAAGGTAAAACATATTCTAAGTATTGAGCATAACCACCGAATTCAGCGTAAGGATGGTTTAAATCCTTCCAACTATCAATTGAAGCCGTGTGTAATTCTCCGTGTTTTTTTAGTTCTACTGCCATATCCCAAAATTGAATTGGTGTGAGCTTCGCCTTAACATCTTCACGAGTAAGAATTTTAAAGTGTTGTATAACCCAATCAATTGCCTGTGTTATTTCTTTGTCTTGTATAACATTCCTATCTAATGGGTTAAAGCTCTTACCTGTTTTCTTATGTATTAAATCTGCTACTATTTCAACATTAGAACCAACATCTGGAAAGTAAACTAAATGCTTCCATCCATAAAACTTAGAAGTATTCATTAAGCACTCCATTAGCACTTGAGTTTTACCACTCATAGGAAAACCTGTCCAATCGGTGCAGTTTCCTAAGCTCATAGAATAATGTTCGTGTAAACTTTTAAAGCCTAAGTATTTCCCTTTTTGGTTATAGTTGTCTCTATATTTAAACAGGTCAGTAATTACATCCCCTGCTTCGGTTATTTTATATCCATTTAACTCCACGGTGCTTTCCATTTTTTAGGTTCATTTACTTCTTGTATAGTTTGGATGTTGTCAAAGAATAATCCAGTCCAACCCATTTCAATTGATTTGTTTATTACAAACTTACATTGTTCATTTGTGTAATTTTCCATTTTAGTTAAAATAGATTTTATGCTCTGTTGAGTTAAACTCTTTTTAGCAGCTTTTCTATATTCAATCCAAGAATCTAAAATCACTTCTTTTTCATTCTTTTCTTTCTTTTCATTCTTGTTAGTTGTTAGTTGTTTGTTAGTCGTTTGTTGATTGTTTGTTATTGGTTTGTTAGTAGGTTCGTTTTCATCTTGGTAACATTCATATTTACAGATAGTTACAAGTGTATATTGGCTTGTTGATTTTACTTCAATTTCATTCGTCTTTTCTAACTTTTTTAAAATGGTTCTAATTGTTTGTAAACTGATACCTGTAGCATTTGAAATGTTACCTAAAGACGAAATAAACTGTCCTCTTTCAATATCAATTCCCTGCCATTTACCGCTTTTGTGATTTGCTTTTAGTAACATATATAAAAATAAATGTACAGCTTCGGATTTATTAAACCATTCCCACTCTAAAAACTTTCGGTGCATCTTAATCCATCCGCTCATAATAACTTTATTAAATGATAAAACCCCTTTAACTTTCGGGGATGCAGCCCTAATCATCAAAGAGGTTTCTAATAAAATTTTTAACTCCCCTGCATCGGGTCTGCTAATATACGTATTTATTTAATACAAAGTTGCATCAATACAAAAAGTTTTTTATTTTCTTTTTTAAATCAGTTAATTCTCGCATTGAATGTACTTTAAGTATTTCTTGTCTTAGTGTAACACGAATAGGAAATTTCTCTCTTAAATCTAAAGTACAATTCAAATACTGCTCATCTCGTACTCTATGCCAGTGCTTATGGCTTTCTATTGAATGAATGATAGTAGCGTGAGTCTTGTTGAATATCTCACCAATTTCACGAAGCATTAACTTTTCTTTGCGTAACAGGTGAGCTAAATAGAACCTACGGTAAACTTTGTCTCTTTGTCTATTGGGTAAGTGTAAGCCTTCTTCAATTATCACTTGTTTTATTTCTTCTATTCTGCTCATTTTATTAATTGTTTTAAAATTTTATAAAGTACATTTACTACTATTGAATTACCTGCTTGTTTGTATGCTTGTGAATCAGAAACATTCCAAGTAAAAGTATCGGGAAAATTCATAAGTCTAAAGCATTCTCTTGGTGTTAATCTGCGAATCCTGAAACCATCTATTGTAGCTTGATTGCATATAGTATCTAAAGTTTGAGCTACTTGCTTACCAACCCTTCCTCTTCGTGTTTCTGAAGATGGAATACTAAAATTTATTGAATCTCCTTCTCTTGCTTCTTCATATCCTTTAGATGTAGCAGATTTAATTTTAAGATATTGTGCATCTCTTGGTGATTTATAATATGAACTTTGAATAGTTCTTGATTCACACGGCATATCTTTTTTAATTATATCTGAATTAATATCAAATGAAGTTCCTTCAGTCCTTAATAAATAATCTATTTTTATTTTACTCAGAAAATATTTTTCTTCAACTACATTTTCAAGCACATCTTTTAATTTTTTCATTAAGTTTTCCTCAGGTGGAAATCTAAAATTATTATCATGATCGTCACGAATTCCAACTAAAAATACTCGTTCACGATTTTGAGGAACTCCGTGATGCTTTGCATTTAAAACTTTATAATATAAATGATAAGGCACTGAATCTTCATAAGGAAATATTACAGGAAGTCCATTAATAGATTTTCCTCCTAACATATTAACCCACTCCTGAAATGTTTTACCAAAATTATCAGAAAGCAAACCTTTAACATTTTCAAAGATAAAATATCTAGGCTTGTTTACTTGAATAAATTCGTGAGAATTAAAAAATAAGATTCCTCGTTTATCTTCTTTGCCTAATCTTTTACCCGCTAAAGAGAATGCTTGACAGGGTGGGGATGTCATATATATATCAAGTGATTCTTTTGGAATTTCTCTATCGTATACATTAATAGGATAATATTTAGGCTCTCCATAGTTATGAATAAAAGTATCTCTTGCATACTTATCCATATCACAAGCAAAAATAGTTTGATAATTTACTTCTAATCTTCTTAACGCTTGGTCAAACGCACCAATACCACTAAAATCACTTCCCACTTTCATACTATTTTAATTTTAAAAGTACCTGAATAGTGGTTACCATCGTTTTGAAGTTGTCGTTGCTTCCACACTGCTATGTTTCTACAAATAAAGTAATAGGTTTCAACTGCGTTGCCGTCTATTTCGTATGTTAGTCTATATGATTTCATCTCCGTTAGTTTTTTGTTGTAAAATGTCAAATCCGTATACTAAAAAGAAACTATCAAAGTGTCTTAGTATCGTGTTTTTGTTGTAAGCAAATAGCTCCTTGCACCTATTAATATACCACTCCCTGTAATTTAGGTATTGTTTCAATGTTAATTTGCCATTCATATCAGCAAACAACCACTGCTGCGTAATTGCTTCGTTATTGAATTCTCTGCGTTGTTCAATTTTGTTGTTCATTGTCTTGTGTTTTAGGGTTTAAATAATCATCCTGTGCTTCTAAGTAAGCAAGGTATAAATCTAAGTCAAAGCTCCCGCCTTTGTCCTCGTGTGAGGATTGATTTCGCCACCATTGCATCTTTCGTTTAATGCTGAAGCTCGTAGGTGTAAATGTGTTTTCCATAGTTTATTTGTTAAATGTTTCGTTGTAGTAATTTTCAACTATTATTTTTGTTTTTGTATTATATGTATATTCTAACATTACAAATTTTTGAATTATAAAATTATGATAATTAATTATCTGCTCCTTCTCCATTTCTTTGGCTTTTGGTATTAAGTTTTTTATCCAAATATCTAACTCCGATTCAGGTTCAAACCATACTTCTTTTTGAAACTCGCTTAAAAACCATTCTACTGCTGTTTTTTCCATCTTAATATTCATTATTATCGGTTTGAAAATCTCTCTCATCTTCTACAAACCCCTCAAAGCCGAAGTCGTTAGGGTCTTCTAATATTTTCTCTTGTATAAATTCTACCATTTCTTTTACTTGACTTTCACTAGGGTAGTAGTAGTGCT